ATGTTGTTTTCACCAAAATTCATTGAGCGAATCGAAACACAAGACCGCAAGGCTGTAGTTCATCGGTTTGGCACCAGTTTGCAAGTCGTGTTTTCAATTCATGGAATAGAGCACGAAACACGCTTCTTCCGTCCCGAAGAAATCAATCAGAAAGATGCTGCCATCCGGTTCTTTATGCGCTATGGCAAATGCTCAAGCTATTTTGGACGGAAGGCATAACCATGAGTGCATCCAAAGACAAAACGAAAAAGGCGGCGGGCGCCAACGGACAGGACGCTTGCGGACGGCCGGTAGCGGCCGCCGCCAGACCGTGTAGTTATGAAGAATGGGCGCAAGGTTTTGAAGCCCGTCATGGCGTTAAGCCAAACAACCTATTTCAGCCCCCCATATCTAACAGGGGGGGAGCAGGAACCGAAACGGATGCCAGCACGGAGCAAGGTTTTTTTGAGCGATATTCTCATTTCATTACCGACGGGAAAGGGCGCCTAATCGAAGTACCTCTGCGAAGAGGAAAAGGCAATTCAGCATTTATAGATCAACTGAGTTTTAGCATGCACGAAGACACCTTAAGTTTGAGTGCCGGTTATCCACTGGTCGCGGATGAAGAGTACATCTATCAGATATCAATTGAGTTAGAAAAGATTTTTGGTTTCGGCATTACAGCTCAAGCTCCTCATTCGGGTGGTCGTTTTTACCAATCGTGCTTTTTGATGGCCAGTGATACAGCGCAGTACGGACGCGTTCACTTTGGTGGCCAAAACAATACCATGCTGATTGAATTAACAGGAACGGGTTGCAATGCTGCTACATCAGGCTGGGAAATGCGTTTGCACGGTTTTTTGACCAAAGCCATCCGTCCAAAAATTACCCGTATTGACATCACAAAAGATTTTTTCAATGGCGAATACACGCCTGAGCAAGCAAAGCATGATCGACTATCTGGCCGCTTTACCAATCATCACATGATGCCAGATGGTGAATCTGTCGGTTCGGATTGGGAAAGTAATAACGCCAAAGGCAAAACTTATTATGTTGGCAGTCGTGAATCATCTAAGTTTGTCCGGGTGTATGAGAAAGGCAAGCAACTGGGCGACAAGTCCAGCAACTGGGTGCGTTTTGAAATTGAGTTTAAAGCCAAAGACATCGTTATCCCGTTTGAAGCATTGCTGGTTCCGGGGGAATTTTTTGGTGGCGCTTATCCCATTTGCCAAGACTTTCAAGAAAAAGCAAGGCGTATTCCTGCGTTGAAAAAATCGTTTGAGTTAACTTTTGAGCGTGGTTTGCAGTGTGCGAAACAGCAAGTGGGTCGCATGTTGAATGCAGTGGTAGATCGTTATCCAGATCTGACTGATAGCCAAATATTAGCCATGTTTAAACCAGACCACAATAAATTGCCCAAACGCCTGACCCCTGATGTTTATGCGGTTGAGTGTAGCCAAGAAACATGGCTGCATAAAAGACCGAAAGCCCAGCTACTGGATGAATTTGGCATGTTCTTGGAATTACGGGCAAACGCTGAGCCCGTGTTGTCAGCGTAAAAAGCGGAGTTAAAACCATGCAAATGAAAATTCAAGGCACCGTAATGGGTGTGAAGCGATTCAGCGGCAACATTGATGGCAAAGCCTTTGACTATTGCCGTGTGATTGTGAGCACCCCATTGGATGCCAGTCAAGGCAATGCACTCGGTAGCGCAGCCACAGAATATGACTTTGGTGGCAGTACGAATTTTGACCGATTTAAAGAAATGAAATTTCCGTTTGAAGCAGATTTGGCGGTTGAGCTCGTGACCAATGGCAAGACCCAAAAACTCAAGATGCTTGATTTTCGACCAGTAAATCAGGCTAAGGCGTAATAGCTATGGCCATCGTAACCGTCTATGTCGTCCAGTCGCGTGAAACAGGTGATTTCCTGTACCCGTCAGATAGCGGTGATGTTGGCCATACACCTTATTTGAACGAAGCAGGACTGTTTTTTGAGCGTGACGAAGCGATTGAAACAGCCCTCGAAGAGATCGGAGAAAACTTCATTGTTTTCGGATTTCTGAAAGATGTGTGAATTGACGTGTACCCGTCCACGTTAATGTCCTCCCTGACGGGCTTTTTAAAGGAAACGTTATGTCTATGAAAGCAAAACTGGCTGCCTTGGGCGGCATGTTGAGTTTGGCCACGGCCTCTGCAATGGCTGCTGTACCTGCCACTGTAACCGACGCCATTGATGGTTCAAAAGCGGATGGTTTGGAAGTTGGTTGGATTGTGGTTGGCGTGGTTGCAGCCTTGTTTGTCATCGGTATTGTGAAACGCATGATTAAGTAATGAGATTAACGGCATGGGCTATCAAGTTGGAAATCAATGTTTTACTTCGATAGAAGCGGCTGAAAACCAGTATTTCAGCGCGGTAGCCCCTGCTGTTTCTGCCGGTGGTGAATTGATAAAACCGGAATACAGCGGCACACAATGGATACTCAATGGCACAGTGATACATGCACAGTTACCACCATGTGACCCTGAACAGAATTTAAAAGATGGAATGGAGCTAGGCTGGCTACTGTTCGGAATAATGGCCGTTTTATACGGTTTCAAATGGATTAAAGGTTTGATGCGATGATGGATTTTTACTTCTTTTTGGGGCTGGGCACCATCGTCATGATGGGGGTTATGATTTTTAAAGACTGATAAACATGTTAAATTTCTTTTGTTTATCCAACGAAAGGAATTTGAGATGTTTATTACCGAAGAAAAGCTGTTTGCATTGAAATGTAATCCAAAGAGTAAGTATTACGGAAAGTCAATGGCTTTTATATTTTGTCAAGAGTTGGTTGTTAACACCCAAGGGAAAACGGTCGATATTGATTTTGGGGTATTTATAAACGCCTCACAAGGTGAATACAGATTTGTAATGATGCCAGATCTATCTATTTTGATTGTTAAACAAATAAATGAAAAAATTGACCTTAAAGTTTATGATGATTTTAAGTGTTTATTTAACACTTAATAATCATGTTTTTGCGGCATTTGATACTATTCATAATGTGAAAGACGGTGTCGCTGTTGTTTCAGATTCATCAAAAGTAGCGGTTTCTAATGTCAGTATGTCTGGAAATACTGTTTTCGGTGGCCGGGTTATCTCGCCAGCAATTCTTGAAAATAATGTAGGTGCAAAATCTGGCCAATTTATGATTGGTCAGAATTTCACAGTTCCAAAGAGTACTGTTTCTAGTGCTGTTCTTAATAATGCCAAGAAGTTTAAGAAATTGGGTGGTGGATGGTACGGTGTTGCTTTTGGGCTTGTGGCGCCGTATTTAGCTGAGAAAGGTTATGAATGGATGAAGGATTTACAGTGCCAAGCTGGCGCACAAGAAAAGTGTGAGGGTTTTGGTATTAGATATAAATATGTTGGCCATGTTCGAGTTGGTGATAATACATCATTTCTAGTTCTTTATTCTTCTTCTCTTGAATCTATTCAGTCTCAATATACTGCTTTTGCAAGTTCTTTTGTCCCTGATTCTATAGGCTATTCAGGCTATAAGTTTAATCGCTTTGAAAAGCCTGGCTGGAATCATTGGTATGCGCAATATACTAAAGATGGTGATGATCGTGCATTAACTTCGGTAGTTGTTTCTGAAAGTTCAGGTACTTCTGAACTAACACAAGAGCAATTTGATTCTATAACAAACAATGCGATGGAAGCGGATCCGACCAGCTGGGCAAATGCTGCGCGTCCAGGTCAGAATTTGCCGCTTGGTGGTACCACTGCCGATGGCATTACAGCATTAAATACTCCGCAAACCTTATCAACGGGAACGTATACGAATCCCATAACCGGCAATGTTGAGCAAACAACATTCAATGTCACGAATAATAATGATAACCGTATTTCTGTCACCAGTAGCGTCGTAAACCGTCCTGATTTAACACCCAACAGCGCTGAAGCACCTGTTCCAACACCTACACCTGATACGTCTGAAGGCAATAATAATGAAGAAGAGCCACAAGAAGCATCTGCACCCGATTTTTGTAAAACCAATCCAGAATCTCTTGCCTGTGCCAAGCTGGGTGAGCCTGATGAAGGTATGTTTGATGCCATCAAAATACCGCACATCACCGATGAAACCACATGGTCTGCTGACAACTTTTTACCGCCAAACGGAGTTTGTCCTGAACCGAAAACATTTCATGTTGTAGGCCGTAGCTTTGAAGTGTCTTATCAGCCTTTATGCACACTGATGGAAAGTGTTCGATTCATGGTTCTCATTGCTTTTGTATTGATGTCTGCTTATATCGTCTTTGGGGCTTTAAGGGGGAAAAGCTAATGCCTGTTGTTGCTGCTTTAATACCGCTATTGGGTATCCTGCTGCGCATGTTGATTGTGCGCATTATCGTAGCGACTGGGGCTACATTTGTGACGTATGCTGGGTACATGGTGGCTTTGAATACATTCAAAGGCTATGTAGCTGATGCGATGATTAGCATGCCAGCAGACATCTATAACTTGTTGTTGATAGGTGGCGTTGGTCAAGGGTTAGGTTACCTGTTTGGTGCCTTTGCTTTTCGCTTGACCATGAATTTGCTGAATAAATTTACATTTATTCTGCCTGGATCTTAAGCATGATTTATCTATTCACGGGGAACATGGGTACGGGCAAAACCAGCAAAGTTGTGTCCATGATTTTGAAGAATGAAGACGGTTTGTTCAAAATGAAAATGGAAGATGGTACTGAAGTACCACGCCCATTGTATTTTTGTCATATAGACGGTTTAGATAAGAAAAAATTCTGTGCCCATGAGCTGAGTGAAGAGCAAATTCAATCAGCACCGCTGGTTGATGTTGTGGGTGAGAATGCCGTACTGATTGTAGATGAAGCCCATTACACCTACCCAACCCGCTCAGCGGGTTCAAAACCTCCGCCTTATGTGCAAAAGCTGACTGAGTTACGTCATGATGGCAATACACTGATACTGATGACACAACACCCGATGCAAATTGATGTGTTTGTACGTAATCTGGTATCTGTGCATTACCATTTTGACCGAAAGAGCATCGGCAATAAAATGTATAAAAAATATGGCGTGATGACCAGTTTAGAAAATCCAGCATCAATACCAAACGTAGAATCATCCAATTGGAAGCCACCAAAAGAAGCTTTTAAGTATTATAAGTCTGCAACATCTCATCAAAAATTCAGAAAGAAAGTGCCAACTGCTGTATGGGTCTTAGTGCTATTGCTAGTGCTTATTGGTTGGAAGGGATTCAGTGTTTATCAGGCACATAAACCCAAGGAAGAGCAAGCAGCGACAATATCGGCTTCTGCGCCTGGAACAATGGATGAAGCATTGGTACCGGCGACTGGCACCGCTGGCAATACCTCATTAATGCCAGAAATGTATGTCCCTAAGCTCGCAGAAAAACCAGAAAGCAAGCCGTTGTATGACACCGTCCGCAAAGTGCAAAACTATGAACGCATTGCAGCATGCATCAAAGGCGGGAAAAGTGGCTGCACATGCTATTCAGACCAAGCTACGCCATTGAAAGAAGTGACCAACGAAATGTGTTTGAAATATGCCACCGATGGCATGCCGTTTGATCCTTTTAGAGCACCAGCGCAACAGCAACAAAGCGCGTCAGGGAGTGGAAACAATACCGTAGGCGGTCAGCAAGTAACCCAGATTGATAGTAAATCACCAGAACACAACCTAATGCCTCAAAAGTATGCTCCGGCAGATTAGGCGCTTAATTGATGTGACCGCAACGCGGTTGCGTCAATTAAGTGTCACAGCCGCGCGGCACAGCGCAGCATAGTACCCAGCATCAAACGTTTAGCGTGACTGAGCGCTTGATGGTGTGGACTAGCTATTTACACCAAAGCCGTTGACCTCGGAAGAGCAGCCTAGCTTTTAAAGCTGGTACAAAGATTGAGGCAACGGCTTTCTCATGTCTGGAATTTGGACACTATCTTGAAACTTTGATTTCGAATATAAGGTGAAATGATGACTGCCTACCTAGGCATAGATGTGAGCAAACAAACGATTGATTGTTATTTGAGTTGCGACAAAGGGACGTTTCAAACCAAGCAAAGTAATAATGGCAAAGGCTTCCAGCAATTGCAGAACTGGATTGATAGCCATTGCGATGACCAATTATGCATTTGTATGGAGGCAACGGGCGCATACTGGCAAAAGCTGGCCAACTGTTTGTATGCCAATGGACATCAGGTTTGCGTAGAAAACCCTGCAAAAATTAAGTATTTTAGTAAAGCAGTGATGGTGCGAAACAAAACCGATAAACAAGATGCTATGGTGATAGCCAATTATTGTCGGATGATGAACCCTAGAATTTGGCGGCCAGAATCGGATAATGTTCTAGCACTCCGCAATATCATGCGGCTGCTGGCTCGTTTGAAGCGGCAAAGAGCGTCAGAATTAACGAAAGTGATTGAAACGCAAGAATCCCTGCGCCACATTATCCATGCCAATATCACCCACTTTGACAAGCAAATTGCCGAAACTGAAAAATACCTCAAGCAATTCTTCAAACAAAACTCGGATTTAAACCAACAAAAAGCACTCATCAAGACGATACCCGGCGTTGGTGACACAACAGCCGCGGTCATGCTGAGTGTATTGCTCGGCAGCCAACAATTTGAGCATGCCGGCCAGTTTGTTGCTTATCTCGGTTTGAATCCGCAGCAACATCAATCTGGGACATCGGTGAATGGCAAAACACGTATTTCGAAAATCGGTAAAGCAGACTTACGAACAGCGTTGTATATGCCAGCGATGGTGGCGTACTCGAAACGTCTATACCCGCAATTCGTTGATAGGATGAAAGCCAGGGGAAAACCGACAATGGTCATTATCACCGCCCTGATGCGCAAGTTAGCGGTTCTGGCATATACGATTCATAAGAAACAAACGCCCTATGTGAAAGCGCACTAG